CTTGTGACCAACAAGCTCCTGCTGGAGTCCGATAATCCTGACCCCCGGATACGCCTAAAAGCCCTTGACTTGTTAGGGAAGATTAGCGATGTGGGGTTGTTTACGGAGAAGCGTGAAGTCACGCATGTGCACAAGAGCACCGACGAGCTGCGCCACGAGCTGCGAAATAAGCTGAAAGACATGGGCGCTGCGGTAATCGACAACGGACAAGATGACGAAACATCGTCGCTAACTATCGACCAGATTGAAGAAGATGCTGACCTCTAGCGTCCTCTCGGCGCTCGACATCTCTGAGCAGCGCGCCCTTCTGCAAAAGCTAAATGATCCGTCAACCACGGAAACAGAGCTGCTGGAAATCAAGGCACTGCTTGATCAGATAGAGACCTCGTCCAAGACAAACACCATCAAAGACGATCTGATTGCCTTCTGCCAATATATGATGCCGGACTATAAAGTAGGGAAGCATCACCGGATGCTGGCAGACCTGCTGATGGCAATCGCAAAGAGAGAAAAGGACCGCATCAACGTCAACGTGGCCCCGCGCCACGGTAAGTCCCAGATCGTCAGTATTTTCTTTGCGGCGTGGTACATGGGGCACAACCCCGACCACAAAGTGATGATGGTTTCGCACACGACGGACCTCGCCGTAGACTTTGGCCGGAAAGTACGCAACCTCATTGCCACCCCGCAGTACCAAGCGATTTTTCCGGGCACGAAGCTGTCCAGTGACTCTAAAAGTGCGGGGCGTTGGAACACCACGGCCGGGGGTGAGTATTTCGCCTGCGGCGTGGGCAGCGCACTGGCCGGTCGCGGCGCGCACTTGCTGCTGGTTGATGATCCACATTCAGAGCAGGACGTGCTGGCAGGGAACTTCGCTGTGTTCGAGAAGGCTTACCAGTGGTTCACTTACGGTGCCCGGACACGTCTCATGCCGGGAGGGGTTGTAGCTATCGTGCAGACTCGCTGGCACGAATCGGACTTAACTGGGCGGTTGCAGCAGGACATGATGCAGAACGAGGGCTCCGACCAGTACGAGCTGTTTCAGTTCCCGGCCATCCTTGAAGTGGAGAAGAAGGTCAGGCAGCGCAACCGTGCAACGGGTGAAACGCGAGTTGTCACTAAGAAGATAGAGAAACCGCTGTGGCCGGAGTTTTTTGATCTCGCGGCGCTACATCGCACCAAGGCCTCCATGCCGCTGTTCCAGTGGAACTCGCAGTACCAGCAGAACCCCACGTCAGAAGAAGCCGCCATTATTAAGCGAGAGTGGTGGATGGAGTGGCATCGGGAGAAGCCGCCCAAGTGCGAGTACCTGATAATGACGCTGGACCCCGCTGCAGAGAAACACAACAGGGCTGACTTCTCAGCTATGCAGGTGTGGGGTGTTTTCTTTAACGAGGATCACCTGCCGCAATCCATGAGTGAGGAGAATGGCACCCTGCGGGTGGACCCCCGCCAGTGCTACAACATCATCCTCCTGAACGCCATTAAGGATAGGATGGACTTTCCTGAGTTGAAGCAGAAATGCCTCGACGAGTATAAGTTCTGGGAACCTGACTCGTTTATCGTAGAGAAGAAGAACTCTGGTACGGCCATTTATCAGGAGCTGCGGCGCATGGGCATTGCGGTGAGCGAGTACACTCCGCACCGGGGCTCTGGGGATAAGGTGGCTCGCCTTAACTCTGTGGCTGATATTGTGTCGTCAGGGCGGGTGTGGGTGCCGCAGACGCGGTGGGCCGAGAATGTGGTGGAGGAGTTTGCGGCGTTTCCGTTCGGGGCACATGATGATCAGGTGGATGCCGGGGTTATGGCGTTTATGCGGTTCCGGCAGGGCGGGTTTGTATCGCTACCTACCGATGAGCCGGAGGAAGTACAGTATTTTAGGGGTCGCAGCTCTCGTGGAAATAGTAGATACTATTGATATGACAAGCGTTTACTCCTTGTGGGGCACGGTATGGCTATAGATAAGATGTTGAATCAGGACGATCCGATGATTGAAGAAGCGAATCTGATCAACGACGCCTACGACGACGAGGGTGGTGACATCGACATCACCTCTGCAGAAATCATCATGCTGCCGGACGGCGGTGTTGAGATTGACTTCGACCCCGAAGAAACGCGAGATGATGAGAAGCTGAACGCCCCGTTCGACGCCAACCTTGCGGACTACATGAGCGAGGACGAGCTGATGGACCTCTCTATTGAGCTGATGTCTGAGGTCGATGCCGACATGACCAGTCGCAAGGAGTGGTGCGACATTTATGTGGACGGCCTTGACCTGTTGGGGCTCAAGTATGAAGAGCGAAGCGAGCCATGGGAAGATGCCTGTGGGGTTTCCTCAAGCCTGCTGAGTGAGGCGGCTGTGCGTTTTCAAGCCGAGACGATGAGTGAGACGTTCCCTGCCAAGGGTCCGGTGAAGACGAAAGTTATTGGCAGAGAGACCAAAGAAAAGCTGGAAGCTGCCGAGCGCGTCCGAGAGGACATGAACTACCAGCTCACCGAGAAGATGACGGAGTATCGCACCGAGCACGAGCGGCTACTGTACACCCTGTCGCTGGCCGGTTCCGCATTCAAGAAAGTGTATTACGACCCCACGCTGGGTCGTCAGGTGTCGCTCTATATCCCCGCTGAAGAAGTTATCGTTCCTTACGGTGCCTCTACCTTGGAGAATGCCGAGCGCTGTACACACATCATGCGTAAGACCGAGAATGAGATGGCGAATCTCATGGCGAGCGGGTTTTACCGCGATGTCGAGCTGAGCGGACCTGAGCCCTACAGCACTGACATTGATGAGCGCAAAGCTGAGATATCCGGCATAGACCTCAACGAAGACAACCGGTACACGCTCTATGAAGTCCATGTCACAACACAGATACCGGGATGGGACGGTGTTGTAGACGACGACAGCGAAGTACTTGCCAAACCCTACGTAGTGACTATTGAGAGAAGCTCCGGCGAGATACTGGCGATACGTCGGAACTGGAAAGAAACGGACCCTCTAAAGCTCAAGCGCCAGCACATGGTTCACTACACTTACGTGCCGGGGATGGGTTTCTACGGTCTTGGATTGATCCACTTGGTGGGCGGCTATGCGCGTGCCGGAACCTCGCTTATCCGTCAATTAGTTGACGCAGGTACACTGTCTAACCTACCCGGCGGTCTAAAATCTCGCGATTTGCGTCAAAAAGGTGACGATACGCCCATCGCTCCGGGTGAGTGGCGGGATGTTGACGTACCCAGCGGGTCTATCCGTGACCACCTGATGCCGTTGCCTTACAACGAGCCTAGCCAGACGTTGCTGGCGCTGTTGGAGCGGATCACTAACGAGGGTCGCCGGATGGGTGCGATTTCTGACATGAACGTGTCAGATATGTCGAATCAGAACGCGCCGGTTGGCACCACGTTGGCGTTGTTGGAACGGGTTCTCAAGCCCATGACTGCAGTGCAGGCTCGCGTCCACTACGCCATGAAGCAAGAGTTCAAGATGCTCAAGGCGATTATTGCCAAGCACGCGCCGATGACCTACGACTACGAGCCGGAAAAGGGTGAGATTTCTGCGCGGCGTGGTGATTATGAGCTGGTAGAAGTGATACCGGTGAGTGATCCTAACTCATCAACGATGGCACAACGTGTCGTTCAGTATCAAGCGGTGTTACAGATGGCGCAGCAAGCGCCGCACATTTATGATCTTCCTGAGTTGCATCGAGGTATGCTTGATGTCTTAGGAATAAAGAACGCTGAAAAGCTGATCCCGACATCTGACGACGCCAAGCCGCGTGACCCGATCTCTGAGAACATGGGCAACCTGACGGGCGAGCCCCTGAAGGCCTTCATTTATCAGGATCACAAAGCGCATATCATGGCCCACCAGAGCTTTATTCAAGACCCTCAGATCATGGCTGGGATTGGGCAGAACCCGCAGGCAAAACAGATCATGGCTGCCATGCAGGCGCACATCGCAGAGCACATGGCCTTCGACTATCGCAACCAGATGCAAGACAAGCTGGGTGTCGCGTTGCCCCCTCCGGACCAAGAGCTGCCCGAGGAGCTGGAAGTGTTGATGTCACGTGCTGTCGCTGACGCAGGCAAGCAGTTGACCCAGCAGAAGCAGCAGATGGCGGCACAACAGCAAGCGCAACAGCAGGCCCAAGACCCCGCCATGCAGCTGCAGAAGATGGACGCTGAGACTAAACGGATGGAAGTCATGCGCAAGGCCGAGAAGGATAAGGCTGACGCTGAAATCCGCAGGGCTGAGCAGAACCGCAAGGCGACGTCCGACTATGTCGATGGCCAGCTGCGCTCAGAAGAGATCGCCGAAGATCGACGCAGCACTAATCTTGATGCACAACGTGCCAATATAGAGCTGACAAATCAGCGCGAAGAGATGGATAAACGAATTCGTCTGGACGCCTTGCAGAAGCTGATGGACCGCTATAACAGCCAGAAGGGACCGAGTGATGTATAGCGGAGAAAATATCGTTGATGCTCTAAATAAGGAGATTGACGCGTTGAAGGAGGCTCTTGCGAGAGGTCACGCCGACTCTTACGAGACCTATAAAGGACTCTGTGGACAAATCCGAGGTCTGTCCACAGCTATACGTGTAGTAACCGACCTCGCGAAACAGCAAGAGAATGATGATGATGACTGAGCA